TCTGTATCAAATTCTTCAGTTGCAAATGCTAATAATACTCCTGCGTTATTTGCTATTGATTGTGCAGATGTTAATTTTGCTTTAAAAGCTGGAGTGTTAGCAACACTTAATCCACTAACAAAATTAGTTCTAGTCATCTTTCTTAATGCTGTTGCACTGTCATCATAAATTAAAACCAAATCTCCACCTGCAATAGAAGTTTCTGCAGTTTGTCCAGTGATAACACTTGGAGATAACATAGTATTTGTAACAGAACCTGCAGCAGGAGTAACTGTTTGCACAGCTCTACCAATAAATACTGCATACATTGTATCCGTTGCTAAAGTTGCTGATGTTAATGTTAAAGTAGTTCCAGTTGCTGAATATGCAAAACTTGAACCTGGTCTTTGAGCAACACTATTTATATAGAGTGCAATATCATTCTCATTTGAAACTGAATAATCTAAAGTGTAAACTGTTGTTCCAGCTGTAACGGTAAAATTTTGTACGGCGAAACTTATGTAATCTAATGCAGGAGTATTTCCAATATATGGCATATAGATTATCCTATGAGCTTATATCATCTACAGTCGAAACCCAAACGTCTAAAGATGCTGCAGTGTCTGATACTATTTTTAAAGCATCACCACTTTGCATTACAAATTTTGCACCACCATCTAAAACTTGAAGAGCGGATCCTGGGACGATAGGAGCACTTTTAACTAAATAAATATCGTTTGTTCCATCATTGATGTAAACGTCTACATTAACTGTTGTAGATAAAATATTTGAAATTGCAATACCAATAACAGTATCATAACTGTTTGCTGTAAATGAAGTTACAGGAGTTATCCCAACGTTGTTGTTTGTAAATCTTCTAAAATTTTGTGCCATTGTATTTCCTTATATTATAGTGCTATCGCCATTGCAATAGAAAAACCAGCAGTTGCCACACTGGTAAATCCTAAATTAGCTGAGCCATCTGTAGTTATAGCCTGTCCACTACTACCATCTGCTGTTGGTAAAGTAAATAAGCTTATTGTTTTTAATAAAGTATTAACATTAACTACGTTTGTTCCATCTGAATAAACAAGTATTGCGCCTTTATTAGTCGTTGAAAATGTAACACCTGTCCCTGAAACTGTTTTAAATTGAACAGTAAAAGCACCTGTAGTTCCATTAATAATAGTGTAAACTTTTTCAATACCATCTGGAATTGTTACAACTTGGTTTCCTGTAATTGTACCTGTAAATTTTATAACTGCATTTCTTGCATTAGAAAGAGCAGCATCGGTCATTGCAAGAGCTGTAGTTTGAGCTCCACCTGCAATCGATACTTCTTGATAACCCGCAACAGCTTGTTGTAGTAAATTTAAATTTGTATTTGTTTTAGTTCCCCAGGTACCGGCGTTTTCGCCTGTAACCATAAGCTCTAGTTTTAGATCTGTTGAAAATGATGATGCCATATTTAAATCCTTGTCTTTTTTAAATTATTTATGCAGCAGTGTCAATCTCTGTCCAATTTACAGAGGTGCCTGTATTTACACCTGAATAAGCTACTGTATCACCCGTATTGACTTCTGTCCATATACTAAATTTAACATTTCCAAGAGTGGCAGTTAATGCCTGACCTGTTATATTTACAGGGGCATCAATTTTAACACTTAAAACACCTAAATTAATATTTAATTCTTGAGCTACAGCATTAACAACTACATCAACTACTATATTTACACTACTTATTGCACTTGTTAATTGTTGACCTACTAGTGCAACATCTGGACTTGGATCTACACTACCTAGTGTTCCTGTTAATTGTTGACCAATTAAAACTACATTAGCATCTCCAATAGCCGTTACTGAATTTAAAGCTGTAGTTAAATTTTGACCGGTTACTGGTACATCAGTAATAATTGTAATGGTTACTGAATTTAAAGCTGTTGTTAAACTTTCACCTGTTAAATCTACATTAGCATTAGCTAAAGGAGTAACTGAATTTAAAGCTGTTGTTAAATTTTGTCCTGTTATTAAAACGTTAACATCTGTTTTAACAGTTTCATCACCTAAAGCTGTTGTTAAATTTTCACCTGTTAATGAAACATTTGCTGTTGCTAAAACTGTAACTGAATTTAAAGCTGTTGTTAAAGTTTGACTTGTTAAATCTACATTAGCATTAGCTAATATATTTACATTATTTAAAGTTGTAATTAATGGGTTCTCAAATACTGGAACAGAAACATTTCCATCTGCAGAAATACCAACATTACTTAAAACTGTTGTTAAATTTTCTCCTGTTAATAAAACAGTGATGTTTGCTGTAGTTGCTACAGTAACTGAATTTAAAACTGTTGTTAAAGTTTGACCTGTGACTTCAATTGGAATGTTTTCATTCCAGGCGCCCTGTCCCCAGGTGCCTCTACCCCAACCGTCAACAATGTCAGACATGACTTAAACTCCTATTAAGAGATTCTGATAATAGCCGCTGTAGATGTGAAAGCTGGAAATTGAATTGTGAATGTACCGCTTGTTGCTGTTTTATCTGATCCAAAATTTAAAACTGCAACTGCAGAATTTGAAAAAGAAGTATTATAAATTAATGCTCCTCTTGCAGTTATTGTTACACCAGTAAATGATAGATCAGCAAAATCTGTAAAAGCAACAGTTGATACAACTGATGTTCCAGAATTTACTAATGCTTTTCCGCCTGATGTATATGTTCCAGAGTTTGCTACTTGTCCACTTGTTGTAAATGAAGTTGTTGCAGCACCTAGTGTTGCAGTTGATACATAAAGAGCTAATTTAAATTTATCTCCACCGCCGCCTGAAGTTGAAAAATCTTGATCACCATCTAATAGTTGTTTTTTAAAACTATTTGGTAATGCTTGTGTAATTGCCATACTTGTTTCTCCTTATTGTGGTTTACGAACTATACGAGGTTCTCCATCTAGAAACTCATCCGTTCGTCTTCTTCCCATTTGTTCTAATGAGAATCCTTCGATAGCTTGTTTATACCTATTTTCATAGTATTGCAACATATCTGTTGGACCCTTCAAAAATCCATAAGCTTCAACTAAGCAAGCATATAATAAGCCATTGGGAAATTGCTGACTTAAATATGTATTGGCAGTACTACTAGATAATCCAGTTGGTTTCAAGATATAATTTAATTGAATTGTATAAGCCTGATCTGGAATAGGTGCAAATTCTATAGTATTTTCATTCCAATTTGCATAGTATTTTGGAACTCCTGTTACACCCGTTGAATTATATTCATTTATAAAACTCATATCTCTAATATCTAAAAAAGATCTAGTCCCTGCATTTATAACTTCAGCAGATCTAATTACTAAAAGATTAGCTGGAGTATTTAAAAATCTTTGACTTACTACAAAAGTAGAAGTGTCATATTTTCTATTATTATCAGAATCTACATCTCTTAATATTCTAAATTCTGCATTTTCAATAAATCCATTTATAATAGTTGAACTTAATACATTAGAATCCACTTCTGTATAATCTCTAATTTTTGTAACTAATTCTGTGTATGTCATATTAAGCCTGTAGTGTAACCGGACCTGCAGAACATTCCGCCCCGCCACCTGATACCCCTCCGATTGTTGCTGTTCCTGCTCCTGTAAAATTAAAATAATTTGTAGTATCGGCTATATTACCAGATGAATCAATTTTTCCAACGGTAATTGTAAATCCATTTGCATTTGAAATATTTGTAACTCCATCAAAAGATTGTACATCTGTAAATCCAGTATCATCTGTTGGGCCTCTAAATCTTACAATGTTACCTGTTGATCTTTGATGATTTTGTGAAAATACATTAATATAAGTTGTTCCAGAATAGATAACTGTTGAAAAGGGATCGGGGGTAAGTGGTATTAATACCGGTGGTTCTTGTCTATCAGGATGTGCATATCTTAAACCTTGTGGATCAGCTGCAGTTGGCTTTGGTTCTAACTGAGGTTGCTTTGCTTCATATTCAGAAACATGTACCCATGAACCATTCCACTCTTGTACCATTTCTTGATATGGAAACCTCTGACCAGATCGATCAGAAATCATATAAGAATATTTTCCTCTTGAATTCTTAGACATTTGGATAATAAGTTTTTGGTGTTATAAATGAACTTGAAGAAGAACCATCTTGTTCTAATGCTCTTTTTAATTCATCTTCGTATAATAATCTTAATTCTTGTGTTCTTTGTGGAGCAAGTTTTAATGATACATAATAAGCGAGTCCTGCGCACATGCATGGGACAAATCGATATGGAACATCTGTTGCATTTGTATAAGCTCCAACATCTTGAATTCTTTTTGCATAATAATAATTAACTACATTATTAACTTCACTTGTGCCTGGTGTTAAAAATAAAGTGATTGTAATTTTATCTATAAATCTTTGTACAAAATATTGTGTAGGTTGACCGGTTGAAAATTTAGAAGATAATCCACTGTAAGCAGATCTATCTATTTTTGTAAGTGGAAAATCAACAACAGGTGTTTGTTGTGTGTTTCTATAAACAGCTTCTAATATATCATCAGGCCCATAAACAATAGAATTATAATTATAAACTTCTTCATTATCTGCATGAGCTGCAGCGACTGTGCCGTTTGCACCTCTAGTAAGACCTGTAATGGTATTTGCTGAACTATTAAGAGTTGTATAAGTAATTTGTTCTGAATCTATTAACAAAGTTCCAGTTGCTGGAAACTGCGCTACCGAATCAACGGTAATAGTACTAGCATTAATAGTAAGTACACCATTTAAAAGAGTGAATACACCATCGGATGTTCCATCTCCAGATGATCTATATAGAGTATAGACAGATTGACCATTGACCATGGAGATTGAATTATTTGCAACTTCCCAATAATGAAGACCTCTGTTTGCCCACTCTTGGAACATGATATTTAAAGATCTTCTTGTAGACTCTAAATCATTTCCTGTTCTTGGTGCAGATAAACCAATTCTTTCGTAAGCCTCTTCTATAATTTTATCTATATAAAAGGTCTTTTCAAAAGTTGTAGTTCCAGAAGTAGTATTAGCCATTTAGCTTCTCCTACGCTGTTAAGCCTGAACCAGAAAATTTATCTGTTAATAATGTAACTGCTCTAACATTTGTTAATGTTGAAACATAAATTCCTTTTGGGAATAAAATTCCATCTTCAGGAAAACTAAAATTAATAACATCACCACTTGGTACATCAGCTGTAAACAAATTTGATCCAGCTTGACTTGTTGTTGTTAATCTTACAATTCCTATACCACTACTATTAGATGCAATAATAATTCCTCTAAGTCTCACTGGAGGAGCAACAATTGCAGTAGAAGTACTTGCTGTAAATCTAGTTGCTTGTATATCGCCTTTGTAACTTCCCATTTTTTTCTCCTTATAATTTAAGGAGCCCTTACGAGCTCCTTAAAAATTAATTATTTATGCTCCGAAAGCAAAAGTTCCTGTAAGACCTGTGCTTGCTGGGTTCATTGACATTTTATAATTTACTGTCCATATGCCATCTTCAGCACATGAGAAATAAAGATAAGAACCAATACTAAATAAATTAGTTACAGCGTTTGCTGGTGTATAAGTAAGTAAAGTTTCACCTGCTGTTGAAGTATCAAAAGATACTGCATTAGTTGTTCTACTTTCAATTATAGATCCTGTTGCAAATACATCTGTTCCAGCACAATCAAAAGAAAGTGTATTTGTTCCACCAGTTGTATCAACTGATTGAGCATGAATTACAATTACTCCTGCTCTAGCTGCTGGTAATGTAACTGCTTGAGCGGCAGCACCAGTATAATTATTTACTGTTATAGTATTAGCAGCATAAGTTAAAGTTCCGGCTGTTGCTACTGTAGATGCAGTAAGACCTGTTAATCCAGGTACGATTGATCCAAGAAATCCAGCGCCGTTTTGCGAAAGGACTGGTCCTGAAAATGTTGTTTGTGCCATAGTTATGTTCTCCTAGTTATTCCAATATCGTCTCTAGGCCGTCGACTATACTGCGTCGATATTAGAAAGTTAGTGTATAGTAATTAAAATATAACTTAATTTATTGAATAGCGCAAGGGATACCTGCATCGAAAATCTACTTTTCGGATATAAATAGCTAGTTTTAGCTAGCTACAGAAAACTCAGGAGCAGCCATCTCTACCTTAATTTGTCTATGTGCTATTTCAGCTTCAGACATTTTAATCTGGTTAATGATTTCACGAATTTTTTCGTCAATCCTAACCATATCAAGAGTATATATTCCCTCTTGAACGTAGTGTT